TTCCAGATTGAAGATGGATTATTGCAGGCATCGGGGCATGAGCAAGGCGCACCAGATAGCATACCTGAAATGGTATTGCTACCTGAAAAACGCCTGATTTTTCAACACTTTTTGACCTTTATGCCCGAAAAAGCCTATATGCAGCCGGACGGGCCTGCCTGCGTCGAAATCCTGCTGGCCGCCATCAATAACCGCTATCGCGATGTTGTAATTGCCAAGCTTCTCTGTAATCGTTGAGAGCATTTCCCGGATATGCGGGTTCTGATGTGTTTGCTCCACCGCGCTGGTATTATCAAGCGCTTTGATGAAGTCCATAAACCCGCCGCTGCCCGCAAGCTCCTCCAGTAGCGGCCCCGCCGGGATTATATTTTCTTTACCATACATGTCCGCCCATTTGGCAAGCGCCGCCAGCTCGACATTTTTAGCGCCCTCCGCCTTCTTGCCTTCAAACGACAGCAACGGAAACACGATAACCTTGCTGGTTTGCGTATCCAGATCTCCCCGGTAATAAACATCCACGGCGGACTTCGGTTGCATTATGGCGCAAGCGCAGGAAAGTAGAGAGTTTCAGGTAATTTGAGAATGGGATTTTGGGGTAGGCGCGCGGCTATTTGTATTGTGAGAATAGGGGTATTTAAGGGGCAAAAGTTAGTTTGAGAATTTTTACCGGAATTACCGGTTTTTTACCAGCCAGTTTGAGAAAATCAGCCCTGCCAAGGCCCTGAAACGGGTTTCCGGCAGGGCTGTTGTATTGGGGAAAAGCAAGGAATGGAAGGAAACGGTAATTTCTGGCAATGCACCCATGGTATTCATTGCACCCTAGGGCTTAGGTGCATGCACCCAAGGGGATATCAGATAGCGGAGAACAGCGGTATTTTTGTAGTTATCCACAACACGGAAGGCATGTTATCCACAGACTAATCAGCGCCAACAAAAGGCAAGCGCGGCGTGTATGCGACAGGCGTATTTTTCGGCTCCGATTGCCGCTCTAATTCCTTATAAATATAACGCAGCGAGACTTCCAAAGTCAGGGCCAATTCCCGCGCGTTTTTACCATCAAAATATTTGCGTATATAGGCTGTCCTCGCCGCATCCAGGCTCTGTGGCGCTATGTACACCTCCATGCCCGGAAACTCACGCAGTAGGGCCATTAACGCGCCAAGGCCGCAGCGTTCATAGATATAGCGCATAGTATCCGGGAGAACCTTCAAAAGCTTGCGGCGGCTCATGCCAGACAGATCAGCGGCACCCACCCCAGCAGGAAGGGATCGCGGCGATACCGATATCGGGATACTGGGCAGGTTATCCAGCAGGGAAATTAAAATATCCATGCCGCAGGATTCATAAATATCCAGCAACGTATCCGGCAGCAATTGAGTGAATTGCTCCGGGTTCAAATTCTTTTGCAAATCTCTTAACCAACGGTGATTCATAACAGCCTCATCAGCGGCGGCATTACCGCCGGACGGGGAATATCCCCGTTTCGGCTTTAGGCATCGGGAATATTTGCAGCGTCTTCCAGCAACGCATCCACCATCTTGTCTATTTCGCTATCGGTAGACTTGATAAAGGGGGCATCCCCGCTGCCCTTTATTTCAACTCCGAGCTTTTTCAGCTCCGCCGCGCTGAGCGTGGCAAGCGATTTTTTAAGTAATTTTTCCTCCGGTTTTATAAGCAATGCTTCTTTTTCCGGGAAAAACTTTTTGATAAGGACAATCACCTTATCCTCATCGTCATACTCAAGCGAGCCCTGCTGTTTCTGTAATCCGAAGCGAACGCCGTGCATCGTAAACGTCCGGGGCGATTCAAAGAGTGTCGGGCTGACTTCTATCGCAGCCTTCAAAGCGTTTTCCTTGTCGGCGGCGGAACCGACGGCCAGTTTAATTCCGCGCAAGTGTTTTTTCTTCAGTTCCGCAAGTTCCGCCTCGTAACTGTGGACGCGCTCTGAAACCTTAGCCCGTGCGTCGGAAAAGTCCTTAACTAAAACTTCAATGTTTGCCAGCGTGTACATGAACCTGTTCTCCTTTTAGTTGTGCTACGGTGATTTTAGCGGCGGCATCTTCTTCCGACATAATGCGCCGCGTGTCGCGTTCCACATAAATCAGGAACACAAAAATTGCAGCAAAGAGGCAGAGAGCGCAATAAGCCAGCCTGCGCCATTCGCGCGCCTCGTTATGAAGATGTTTAGGCGCTTTGTTCATCTGAGCCCACATCCAATCAGGCATGCGCATTTGTGCCTCCGGCCTTCATTGCCTTCAAAGCATTTACGATTTTATGGACTTGCCAGTACTCAACATTTTCAAGTCCATCTATACCGAAGCGCAGGAGGAATGATTTCAGGGCGGCGGCGCGTTCTGCCATGTTACTTGCGCGGGAGACTTCGGCCCACATTCCCTCTATCATGCGGAGTTGCTTCGGCGTAGCCATGCCGCGCCGTCCGGCAAGATTATTGAATTTGCGTTGAGGGCGAACCCATACGCCTAAGCGCTCGGCATTTTTTTGTAATTCCCAAATAAGCTGATCCGCGCCTGCCGACGTGAGCTGCTTGGAGGAGCGCACATGATAGTCGCCAAGCATGGAACGATAGGCCTCGTCCGGCATATTCAGTTTGCTTTTAAGCGCATGTATTCGCTGTATCTGGCTAATAGATATAGGTGCGGTAAGATCAATTGACATGTTGTCCTCCATTGGCTTTAGGACAATTGCGGCAAGTGATATAGAGCCGCATTTTTTCGGGATTACTAAGCATCCTGCTTGCGCGGGTTTTAGCAAAAGCAGCGTGTTCGCGGCAGGCTTGCGGCGATACAACACCAAGCACCGGACAAGCGATCATCGTCGGCTGGCCAGCAAACCATGAAACGATACGTTTGCCTGTAATTTTGGCGGTGCCGTTTATGATTCCAGAGACGCTCCCCGCCGATACTCCGAATTCCCGCGCCGTAGCGCGCACCCCATGCTCAACTGCATAGGCACGGATACGCGCGACCGCTTCATCTTTGGAGCAAGGTGCGCCGTAAGCGTTGAGCAGTTTCTTTGTCATGCCGCCTCCGTGGTTGTCCGGTATCCGCGCAAATCCGCAGGAAGTATCGGACCGGGATTTTTGACGAGGCGAAACTTTGCCTGCGGTCTGCCACGGTGCGGCTGCTTTTCAAAACGTTCCGTAACCACATAACCGCGCCGGGAAAGACATTTCGCAAAGGACATTGCCTGTGATTCTTTTGCCGAACCGATAGTTGCCAGATCGGCCACGCTGAATGCAAGCATGCAGCGCGCGACACGCCACATCCGCTCACGCGGATTGAGTTTCAGCGGATTATTCATGACGCGCTCCCCGCAAGCTGCGCGGCGTTGATTTCCTTGAGGGAATTATTGCGCGCTATATGCTCGGCCTTATAAAGCATCCGGACAGCCTGACGGAAGCGCTTCGCCTGTGAATAAAGATAATCCACGGCATCCGGCGTAAGTTTCACATCGCACAACTGCTCGGAGATAAGTTTCATGTCGCTCCGATCAAGCTCATGGAAGTGAACGATTTCGGCAAAGCGGTCGTAGATGTGTTTATATCTCGCCAACTTCTTTTCTACGCCGTTCATGCCCATAAGCACTATCGGAGTATGCGTAGAGTCGTGCAAGTCCCGCAGTGTCTCTATCATGCGTGGGTCACGGACAAGGAAATCGACTTCGTCGACAAGGACAATCCGACGCGTTTCAGTAAGGTTGGCGCAGCATTGGCGAAACAGATCGGCAGTGCGCCACGCCGGTTGTTCACCAAGTTCGCCCGCTAGTTCCTCCAGCAGCCAACGCGGCGACATTACCGCTTTAGCGCGAATATAGACAGCGTCCGGATGACTGGCCGTAAACCAGATCGCGGATTCTGTCTTGCCGAGTCCCGGCTCACTGTATACCAAGCCGAACCCCGGCACCCGGTCCTGGCGATTTTGCAGACCAAGCATTGCCGTGCTGAACATCCGGACGTTTGACGTAGTGATAAACGCTTTTTTCATTTTCCCCTCTCCTGTATGAGTTAAGCTTCGTTTGCGGCGAAAAGCATCTGATATTCCTGCGATTGTTTATAAGCATCCAGCCAAGCGGTATCGACGGCATCCTTGCAGCCATGTTCCATGTGCCACTGATACCGGTCATAGCCAGTCTTGAACAAAGGCCTGCCGTCGGCGCTTGGCGCTGAAGGAGCCGGTTTCTGCGGCTGGTTAAACGCGCCCTCCGGGATATGCAGTTCCACGGGCTTTTCCGTTTTGGTGGTCGGCGCTGCTAGTTGTGGCTGTTGTTGCATGTGCGGTCTTACAAACGGACTGCCAATGCGGCCAAGTTCAAGTTCCGCGATTGACATAGTGCGCCGCTCAAGGCGCTGATGAGCCGCAAGAATCTTTGCAACTTCAGCTTCACTTTCCGCTCCTGCAAGTCTTGCCATGGGATGCACGGTGCCGACCTTCCCGGCGGTGCAAAGGAATTCTCCGCGCTCGGTATAAACTTTCACCACACCGAGATCGAGCAGACTATAACGGACCAGCGCGCGTTGTTTGAGACCGTACAGCTCGTCGGACCAGTAATCTGCACCGAGGAAGCGTATACCGTGCCTGCCGATATAGCCGACCTTTTCCTGCATCATTAAATCATCAAGCTGCTCCGGATCCACGCCGGGGCCTTTGCCTTCATCAAAAACCTGCTTGCATGATTTGCCTTTGACGTGCGGGCATTCCTGCGAACCGGCGAAATCAAGCCATTGCGCAATCATGTCTATTGCTTCTGTTATCGTCGGAATATAGTTATCGTGGCGCACCTTGTGCCATTTTTCATTGCGCGATGTCCATGCCGGTTTATCCATAATGGATGTTCCGGTGAAACTGGGGACAAGCCTTTCAAACGTATCAGAGAACATATGCCACCATCCCTCGATGACTTTCGCGCGCGCATTATAAGGATGGGCGAAAACCGGACAGATACCCAGGCGTGAGAATAAACCGTCCAGCCCGCATTCATCAAACCTTGTATCACCGAGAAAGAAACGGGAGCGGAAAGCGCGCCCGTTATCCTGATAGCAGACCTTTGGCATTTTGCCGAGGTTAAGAATTGCGCCGCGCAGCGCCGCCGCGATGCATTGAGTGTTTTCCTCGATCATGATGTAATATCCGGCGAGGTAATAGGATTTCCAGTCCAGATAGCCAATCAGGGTTGCGCGGCATGGTTTGCCGGTGAAAGGATTGATGACCTGAAAGTCCAGACGGTGCCCGTCCGAAACAAAAGCGTCCCCGACTTCCAGAAGCGACGGATCGCGGCGGATGAACGGCTCAACTTTATCCCTGAGCGCTTTCTGCCCATCGCGCAGCAGCACCCAGCGGTCCATATGATTGCGTTGAAAATGTTCCGCATACCTCCGAAAGGTAGCTGGGGAATGTTCTATCGGCTGGCCCTGTTTTTCCAGCGCGAATTTTACAATGCGGACCGCACTGCCGATGCTGAGGCGGTTAGGCTGGAGTAGCAATCCCATAAAGATATCACGCTCTATCTGGTTCAAAAGAGGCTGTCCGCCGCGCCCGCGTCCATAATATGCCGGTACGAGGCGCATCCAGTCCTGCGTATCACCGAGCATATACTGCCAGCGGTATAAAGTTTTTGCGGAAACATTGCCAAGAGCAACATGCAGGGTATTGAAAAGATTTCCCGAATTAAACGCTTTAAGAAACTCGGCGTCGGCCTGCGCTGCTTTGCCTTCATGAGTCCGGCGGAAGTCCTGCCAGTGGCGCAGCAGGTCGAAACGTGCAACCGCAATTTTGCGGGCCTCTTCCGGTGTTTCGGTTTTTTGCAATGCAACGGATGGCTTGCTTTCCATCGTTGGCTGTAGCTTTATCCGCAGATCCTCCGGCAAAGCGGCGGGGTCGAAAAGGCGCGCGGGTCTATGATTGATAATTGTCTCTGCCGCCGCTGGCCAGCATTCCCGCCGAACGCGACTTTTAAGTGTGTTCATTGGAAGCTTGGTCAGTTCCGAAATTTGGCGAAGTGTTAGTTCGTTCATAAGCTTATAGCATCTCGTAGAGTTTTGCTGCTGTGGCCGCTATGCCGGGGTTGCCTGCGGCCTGCGCGGCGGTGATGATTGTGTAAAGCGCGTCTTTGCGCGCCATGCCGTCGCGCTCCAGTCGTGCCGCTGCGGCATAGACACCTATTGTTAATACTTCCTTTATAAGCATGGTTACTCTCGTCAGACGGTCAGGCCGTATGTGTAATTTGATAGGCTTCTTTTAGCAGCATTTCATCGCTTGCGTTCAGGCCCAGGAGCCTCCACAAGCGAAGTTCGATACGGATATACCAAACAAGGAGGCAGCATGGCGTTTTCCGCGTATGCAAGATATTGCGACAAGCGCATAACGCAGCTTGAGCGATCCATAAGCAAAGACGATATAGAACGACTGAGAACGGTTTGCAGAAACTTAGGAGAGACTCGGTGGTGGGCATGGTGCATCGCGCATCATAAAAGTGTATTAGCCTATCTTGACGCGACACCAACGGCTCGTCGCAATAATAAAGATTGGCAAGCCGATCCTGACCGATTGCTTTTAATATTCGCGAGCATACAATACGCGATGTGCGGCTTGTCCTTACTTGAACATTGCGAGGGTATATTGAAATCCATCGGCGAGACGCCACGCGATATGATGTCTCTCGCAGTCCAAAGTGGCACCCGCATGATCTATTACCCGCCGCGCCGCTGGCATTTTCCGGGGCCGGATCCGTTTGCGCCCCCCGCGCCTGATAAACCAGACGAGATATCTCCGCAGGCGACCTGAATTCGTACCGATTAGAATCCCTTTTCATATTCCCCTCCCTTTATATAGCCCGGCGCGTTTTGCGTTTGGGCCAAAGCTGCTGCACCGAACGGCCTAATCTGGCGGCGATATCTTCCCTGATTCTGTTTGATATCGGTTTGCCCGCTATTATCTTTCTGACGGAAGTTCCGCTTACGCCGCAAGCGCGGGCAACGTCCACCTGCCGGACACCGCGCATAATCATCATCGCGCGGATTTTCTTTTCACTCGGACTTTGGTATGCTCTGTTCATAGGGTGTTTCTGACCTCCTAGGGATAGTGTAGCGTAGTACGCTACATTTGTCAAGGGATTTAAGTGTATATGACTACATTTGGAACAAATTTGCGGACTCTACGGAACCATTTGGGCATGACCCAAAGTGCTTTCGCTGACAAAATAAATGTCCATCGGATTAGCGTTGCAAACTATGAAAGTGGGACGCTCAAGCCAAGCTTCGAGATGATTTGTAAAATAGCTGCGACATTCGATACAAACATAGGTTGGCTTATGTCTGGTGGTGGAAATATGTTTAACACCGTAGACGACCTTGAAGATGATTTGCGTGAGCTTCTGGAGTTTCTACGAGAACATCCTGATCAAAAAAAGCTTGTTCTCGACGTAATGCGCGTTCAAAAAAAAGCTATCGAGGGCATGGCAAACGCTGCAAAGCCTGTTCGTAAACTGAAACCAAGAACTGCATAGGGGGAAACAAATGCTGATCGTCTGGATTGTCATCGGAACTACCATCTGGGTGGGCGTGGATGCCTCGACATTGATGAAAAATCTTACTCCGTCGGAGCGTATGTCGGTGAACACTTCCGCAAATTCTCCTACGATGTGGGTAATTTGCTGTCTGTTACTATGGATAGTCGCTTTTCCTTGGTATATTGCGGTTCGCAAGAAATATGTCAAGCTGAGTGCAGACAAGGAAGCCGCAACCAATCCTAACGGTCTGCCGCCGCTGCTGAGATAGGTTTTTTTGTGCCCGGCGAAGGGCTATTGCCGATAACCCAAACGGTGGCTATAATATAAGTATGGACATTACACACCAGCAATTTACAGAAGCATTTCACCCCCAGTCAGTATCCGTACTGGGAATGGTGCGAGATGTCGGCGGTGTCATCGGCGGCGGCATAAGAAATTCCATCATGGCTAAATTTGTCGAGGATAATCTTGTGGTGGCGCTGTCGTGTGGCGAAAGTATTATAAATCGGCTCGACGAGTTTGAGGCTGAACATTGCCATACCTGCTCTGAAGACTGCGGCATGATTTTACGTGATGATCTGGCGGCGCTGGTGGACGGTTATACAAAACTGCTGGAACAACACCGACGCTCCGGCATTGCCGAAGCCCTTATTAGCAGGGAAGAGGATTTGCTGGACCGGCTGGACAACAAGCTGGAGAACTACGCTTTTGCCGCTGATTCCGAACTGCGCGACCTTGTGCGCCAAGTATCCGCCAAGTACAATTCTAATGCCAACCTTCAGGCTTGAACGCGGTCCTTCTTTCGAGAAGGATTTGCATACAATCCTCGGTCTGTACCCCAATTCCCAAAAATCAATAGAAACCGCTTTTGAATCTCTTTGCTCCAATCCGACACAAGGTGAACGCTATCCCAGCCTTGGTTTCGCTGGAGTTTATAAATTGCGGTTGCCGCTAAAAGAGTATAACGTCGGAAAGAGCAAAGGCCTGCGCATTATCTATTTCGTGATGGATACAACCTGCATTATCCTGCTGGTTTATGCATACCGTAAAACAGCCTACCGTGGCGAAAACGTCATTATCGCCGAAGTGAAAAAACGGCTAAAGCAAACTCTTAATTCCAAAATTTAGGAAATGAGCCATGGGCCGGGCGGAGAGGGGTTGCCCGGCCCATAGCTTTTTGCTTTGCGTTCCTTATCGCCTCCTCGGCTGATGGGGGACGCCAAATTGTCAAAGACCTTACTTCGGAGCTGTTTGCTCTGAGCACCGACGCGTTATGGGCGGTGCACTCCAAAAATTATTGCGATCCGATGTTTTAGTTTCTGAAACCATGATTCTTTAACCGAATCGAAATACCCATCTGTCCACCACTGTCCACACCGAACGCATAGACGGCCTGGTATGCTTCCAAAAATAAGAACACGCATCGGCTTACGTTTACCACAAAAGCGGCAGCGAGACATTAGTTCCACTCCTTGCGGTAGCCGCGCGCCAGAAGTCCTGGCATTTGCGCTATGAAGCGGCGCAGGACAAACCGCGTTTGCATATAAGACGGCCAGAAGCGCCAGCGCGGCGCGACGATCTGGAACTCCGCCACTATCATGCTTTTGCCTTTGGAACGGCAGGCAGATACTTATTTATGAGGCCGTTCGTTCTGGGCCAGCGAACTGCCGGTTGTCGATAAAAACGCGGGCGGTCGTCCAGCTTTTTGCAGCGGCGCAGTTCGTAGCTGAGAAGGAACAGCGCGTTGGCGGCGCAGTGCGCCATGTGGGACAGGCCGGTCTCCGGGTCGCGCTGCTGGCCACGGAACCATTTTGAGGCGTGGCGCTCAAGCGCGCCGTAAACGCGGCCATACTGAATGCCACGCTCCCAGTTGCGGTCGCCGTACTTGCGCGCGCCGTGCGTTAAGACCTTGCCTACTTCCTCCAGCGCATCCAGCGGCATCAGCTCCAGCCGCACTTTGCCAGCGTCGGCCTTGCGGCCTGGGGTTTGTTTGCGCGCTTTCATACCCTTCTGCCTTTTGCTCCGGAGAGCACAATTGCCCAAGCGAACAAGAGGAACAGCGCTGCGGCGGTTGAGAATGCTGCTGTCATGATTTTTGCTCCCGTCCACCGCCCGGCCAGGCATGGGCGGCGGTTTGATTTGCGGCCCAGTCGAGCCGGGCCTGTGCGATTTTTGCATAGTTCTTTTCCTTTTCTATTCCGACGAATTTGAAGCCTTCCAAAATGGCCGCTTTGCCGGTGCTGCCGCTCCCGGAGAACGGGTCCAGAATAATCCCGCCCGGCGGCGTTACCAGACGGCAAAGGTAACGCATAAGCGCCGTAGGCTTTACCGTCGGATGGATATTTGAGCGCGGGGCAACACCTTTGCTCATGACCCCGTGCATGATTTCGACGTGTTGCTTGTTAAAGTCTTTAAGCCCTTCGTCGCGGTCCTGCGTGCTTGCCTTGGCGCAGTAGAAAAACCGCGCCTGGCTTTTGCCGCTCTTGTCGCTGGGGAAGGCGGCAAACACTTCGTCGCTGCCGTCGTGTATTACGTTCGCGGGCCAGCGCCCGGAAACGGGCCTGCCTCCCGGCTCGTTGCCGGTGAAGCTGCCCTTGTAACCGCTGGAAGGCTTTCCGCTCCAGCCGGTCTTTTCGTCCGACGGTATGCGGCAGGCGTCGATGTTTAGCGCGCCGGTGCCCCAGTGGTGCACGTTCGCCGTCATGGTGCCGGGAAATGGCTTGCGGGCTACGATTATAGGCTCGTAGGCCGGTTTAAGGCCCGTGCCAAAGCCTTCCCATTTACCGTGCAGATTTTGGCTTTTGGGAAAGCCTGTGCCATAAAGCCAGAGCAGGCAGTCCCGGATTTCCCAACCGCCTTTTTCTATGGCGCTGGCGATATGATGAAATGTACGGCTGCCGCCGAAGGCGAGCAGGTGCGCGCCGGGTTTGGCGACGCGCAGGCAATTTGCCCAGGTGTCGGCGTCAAATGCTATGCCCGTCTTGTCCCATGCATGACCGAGAAAACCCAGCTCATAAGGCGGGTCGGTGATGATGGCGTCGTAAGAATTTGCGGGCATGTGTTTCATGGTATTGATACAGTTGTCGTTGATAAGCGTGTTGTGTTTCACTCTGTTGATGTCTTTCCTTTACTTGTGCCGTTGCGGCAGGCCAGCGTTAACTGGCGCGGTGCGTCTGGTTACTGCGGGTGGGTATGGTTGTCCTCCGTTTGCCCGTCTTTACGCCGGGCGATAACTGTTTTTGTGGCATTGGCAATGCGGTCGGATTCTTCCTTGAGCTTCGCCCACGGAGCCCACAGACCGGCTTTGCAGCCGGACGTCATGCAGGCGTAGCCGCGCTGCTTGTGTCCGTGACCGTCATGCCGGACAAACGGCGTCAGCGTTTCGCCGCAGGCGGGACACTTCCGCGCGGCTTTCATTCTTCATCAGCTCCGGTGATGTCGGCTGCCGATACATTTACACGCTGTTCCATCTCTTTCGCAAGGTCTCGCAATAGGCTGGCACTCTCCATGTCATTGCCGTGCAAAAATTCAGCAATAGCCCGATCGCGCACATACTGTGCGCTTTTCCTGATACCGGCTCTCGCGGCAGCTACTATTTGGGGATTGAGTATCGTTTCGTTATTCGACATGACTATCCTCCTTGAGATATGTTTTTGCTGCTTCCACGATCTCCTGCTTGTCGGCGTCGGTAAGCATGAGGAAAGGCCGCGCCGGGATGTGGACGCGGGCGGTTTTGCGACCGGCCTCGCCGCCGAACTGGTGGATGCGGGCATATGTATTGTTGCTGGTGCCGACTACCGCGGACTTATCAGTATAGTAGCCGTGGATGCTGCCAAGAAGCCCGGCTTGTCCGCTGCTACGCTGTAAAATCATGCCGGGCCAGTTGCCAAGGCGCGTGCGCTCCTTTATAGTAGCGTCGGCCAGCGGACGCCATGCTGGGCGGCCTTGCGCGGCGAAATTGTCCGCTACAGCGCCGGACATGATGCCCCGCACATCCTTCATAAATGGCTTCAGGTTTGTTACCTTCTTTCTAAGTTGGCTTAAAGCGGCCTGGACTTTGCGGTCGTCTATGGAAATCCTCAGCATTGCGCGCCTCCTTGCATTTCCGGCATTGCCGGGGTAAAATATGAATGTCGGGCGACAGTAGGAAAATCGGCGCTGCCTACGGCGTTTCCGGCGGCGAAGCGGCGAAGGCCGCACACCACCGGCAGCGATATGAGGGAAAGAGCCGTCCCTCCGTCCCGGCACGATATAGAGCGGGTTCTCTTTGAGAGCCCGCTCATTTTATTGCCCCGTCCAGCAAAATGTATTTCCCTTCCAGCAGATTATGTGTCGGAATATTCGAAGCGGTGCGTACCATGTTTACCGGATCGCGCTGCCCGCGCAGATTATAATTGACTTCCACGACCACCTTGGTGGATTTGTCCCCCGCGTTCTTTACCACATAAATCAGATTTTGCTTTTCGGTGTCGAAAAGTAGCGCCTCGTAGTCGGTAACGACGTGCGGCAAAGCTTTTATTTCGTCCAGCGAAAGCGCCTGCCCGCTTTTCTTTTTGGGGCATAAAGGTCACGAGGTGTTGCTGGTTATACTAGGCAGCTCGACGGTAAATAGTATATTTTAAGGCATTAATGTTAAACCGGTTTAAGATTCGTGGCATAAACCCTAGCATTTCGCGACGAGAT